GGTTGAAGATCTTATCGAAAGAAAAGAATTCTATTCATGGTATCCGATAAAGAAAAACCATACTCTTCCTTCTATGGCAGATTCTTATCGTAAAGCTTACTACAGCCGTCCTAAGCTGACATTGAAAGAACGCTGGAACATGTTTTGGAGTAACCCATGTTATCCATTAAGAACACACTGATTGCAGGTGCAGTCGCTTTTGCGGTTGGTTATATCGCCGGTTATGCGACAAGAGACGATCAGGCAGAAATTGAACGTTTGAATATTGCTCAGGCTTCACTTGAGCAGGAAAGAGCTAATCTGATTCAACAGCTGGAGGTCGAGCATGAGCACCAGAAAACAGCGCAAATCAATGCAGCAAAAACGCAGGAAGACCTGGATGATCTTGAGAAGCGTTATGCTAGTGCTATCGATGAACTTAATGCTCTGCAGTTGCAGTTCTCAGAGTACACCGATTCCGACTCAGCAACACTGTCCAAAGATGCCTCAGCTTCCTCAGCAGTATCACAAGGTAAATGTGGATGCAGTGGAGCGGACAAAAGAAAACTTCAAAAGGTTATTAACGAACAGCTGATAGTGGCTAAAGACTGCGATATCAATGCGACTTACCTAAATAATCTGATTGATTGGTATGGGAGTATAAGCAAATGAAAGAAAATCTAAAGAAATATATGATTTTTATTCCTTCAGTTTGCTCTGGTGTTTTTGCCGGCTGTGTTGTGGCAACCTTGCTGACTGTTTATCTGAATCGAAAACATGATTATTTTGTGAGCACTTTTTTTGATTCTGTTCAAGTTTATCAACCTTCACCTGAAGTTGTTTATTTTGTTCTACAAGAGCCAAGTTTGATTCTAATAATTTTTTTATTTCTGTTAGGGTTTGGTTTTGCGTTTCTATCATTGGCTGTAAATCTTGTTTTGAAACACTGTTTTGTGAGAGATAAACAGAATATAAAGATAACAAAAGACCTAAAAAAGAGAGAATAAAAGACACATCAATTGATAGTTTTTCTTTTTCATCTGATTGTAGTTCTTTATTTAATTCCTGAGTATCGACATTATTTAAATTTTCAGTCGTATTACGTAATAGGTTAATCAAATCATCCTGAGTTTTTACTTCTGTAAATTGGTCAGTGAATTTATGAATACTTTGTGTAACCTTTGAAAGTTCTGAAAAGAAAGCTTGATTTTTGTTTATTACATCAGTGAAGCCTCTCATCTGATTCTGCAGTTTTTGGATTGCAATTGCAGCTTCCTGCATAAAACGAATACTTTCGTTAGAATATACAACTTGATTTAATTTTACTGCTGCAGAAGCAAGTATTTTCATTCCTGGAGTGTAGTAATTTTCAAAAGTTTCAGCTGCTTTTCTGAATAGTTCAAGTTGTTCACTGGAAAGTACGATCTGATTGTTTTTCATAATGAATCCTTGTATAAAACGACCAAAGCACAGATGATTGTCGCAGATTGTCTGTGCTTCTCTATTTTAAGGCCTAAAGATATGTATGACATTGTTTACCCTCTCAAAGAGCAGAATAAAAATATAGATCTGCTTTATTCTCTCCGTTCTCTTGAAAAGTTCGGTTGTGAGTATGGACAGGTTTGGATTGTTGGTTATCTGCCTGAATGGGTAACCAATGTCAGACATATTAAAACAGTCCAGAACTCAGATAAATGGGCAAACACACGCGGTAACTGGACTGCAATCTGTGAATGTGACGAGGTATCAGAAGATATTATCGTTATGAATGACGATTTTATTTTCAGTCAGCCTGTAAAGTCATGGGAATCTCTGACCGACTGTTATCTCGGTACAATGAAGGAAAGGGCAGAATTCTTCACAAATAACGGCTATAAACCTTCAAAGTGGAGAAATGCTTTTTCTTTTAATCATAATTTACTGCAGTCTATGGGAGTTACTGAACCTCTGGATTACGAATTTCATGGTCCTGTGATAATCAACCGTAAAAAGCGCCTTGCCTTGCAGAGCAGAAAAGAAATCAAGCCGTACATGGCTGATTCTGAATCGCTGATTATGTTGCGTTCTGTATATCAGAATGTTTACAGAAAAGACCGACCAACACGTAAAATTCACGATTACAAATTTATGGCTGATGCCTTTAATCCAGAAGAAATGCTGATTAACGGTTTCTTCTCTGTGGACGATGAAATCATCGGTGATGATACCCGCTGTCCAAAACTGAATGCGTGGTTAAAGTGCACTTTCCCTAATAAGTCAAAGTATGAAATCTAATGCCTAGTTTTTTTCTTCGACCATGCGGCCGTCCCGGCTGTAAAAAATATGCAGTTAAAGGTGAAGCTTACTGTGAAGAACATCTGAAACAGATTCAGAAAGACAAAGATCAGTTTCGTTTGAGTTCTTTTCAGCGTGGTTATGATTACAGATGGGCAAAAGCGCGAAAGGCTTATTTGATAGCACATCCCCTGTGTGTTGAATGTCAGAAGAAAGGCATCATAACTCCAGCTACTGATGTAGATCATATTATTCCGCATCGTGGAGATAAGAAACTGTTCTGGGATTCAAACAACTGGCAGTCGCTTTGCCATGAGTGCCACAGTCGTAAAACTGTTACTGAAGATGGAGGCTTTGGAAATGGGCGGAAGACCACGTAAGCCTACGGCAGTTAAACGTCTGCAGGGAACCTTACAGCCTTGTCGTACCAATAAAAACGAACCTCAGCCTCAGACAGCTCTTAAATGTATTAAAGCTCCTGATTTTTTGTCAGAAAAAGCAAAAGACTTATGGAATTTTGCTCTGGCGCAAGCTCCTGAAGCAATGCTGACATCTCTTGATTTCTCTGTATTCGCTAACTGGGCGGACACGATGGCAAAAATCATCGAGTGTGAAGAGGTAATCAAGCAGCAGGGACTGTTTATTGTTGATGAGAAAACAGGAATTGCGAAGCCTCATCCAATGGCAAAGTTTCAGGATAATCTGAAATATACCTTAAAAGCATATCTGACTGAGCTTGGGTTTACACCTGCAAGCCGTTCTAAAGTAAATATTCAGCCAAAAGACAAAGAAGAAAATGAGTTTTTGAATCTATGAGCCGTGATTACATAGCAATTGCTACAAAATACATTACAGACGTATTAAATGGCAAGATTCCAGCATGTAAGTACGTAAAACAGGCTTGTAGAAGACAGCAGAAGGATTTAAAGCGCAAAGACTGGAAATATCGCTTTGATGAGAAAAAAGCGGGCCGAGTTTGTCATTTTATCGAGCTTTTATGCCATGTAAAAGGTCCAAAAGCCGGTGAAAGTATCGTTTTAGAGCCCTGGCAAATCTTCATTTTAACAACAGTCTTCGGCTGGGTGGATGAGAAAGGTCATCGCAGATTCACCCGTGCCTATGTGGAAGTACCACGTGGTAACGGTAAATCAGCCTTATCTTCTGGTATTTCTCTGTATATGCTCACTGCTGACGGTGAGCAGGGTGCTGATGTTTATTCTTTTGCAACAACCAGAGACCAGGCAAAGATTGTTTTCGGTGATGCTCAGGCAATGGCTCGTGGTAACAAGAAACTACAGCAGGCCTATGGCATGTCAGTGCTGGCACACTCAATTGTTGTGCTGGGAACCAATTCAAAATTTGAAGCAAAGAGCGCGGATGGTTCACGCTTAGACGGTCTGAACACACACTGTGGCATTATTGATGAGTTACATGCTCACAAGACACGCGAAGTGTTTGATGTAGTTGAAACGTCCATCGGTAAGCGTTCACAGCCTCTGATGTGGTGTATTACCACTGCAGGATTCAACCTTGACGGCATCTGTATGGAACAGCGCCGTTACGTTGAAAAGATTCTTGATGGTTCTGCAGAAGGTGATTCTCAGTTTGGCATCATCTACACCATTGATGAGGACGATGACTGGAGAACTGAAGAAGCTCTAATCAAGGCAAATCCTAACTGGGGCGTGTCAGTAATGCCAAAAGAAATTCTGGCTACACTGGCAAAAGCTCTTACTGATCCTGCCTCAGAAAATAACTTCAAAACCAAGCATCTTGATGTGTGGTGCAACGCTAACAGTGCCTTCTTCCAGATGAGCAAGTGGCGCAAATGCTACCGCCCTGATGTTGAATTATCTGAATTTGAAGGCTGTCCTTGTATTTATGGTCTGGATTTAGCTGCTAAAACCGATATTACTGCTCTGATTCGCCTGTTCTGGAGAATGGAAGATGATAATCAGGTGCATTTCTATGTGTTTCCTGAGTTCTGGCTTCCAGAAGAGAAAATACGTACTTCAAAGAACTCTCAGTATCAGGGGTGGGCTAAACAGGGGTTAATACATGTCTCAGACGGTGAAATCAACGATTTAGAAGCCATTCAACACTATATCGAGGAAGATTCACAGCATTATGACACTCTGGCGGTTGCTTTTGATCCGTGGCAGGCCTATCAGCTTGCTTCTAATCTAGCTCAACAGGGTATCCCTATGATTGAGATTAAACCTACAGTCCAGAATTTTTCAGAACCAATGAAAGAGATGCAGTCTCTGTGTTATCAGAAACTGCTTCACACTGACGGAAATCCTGTGCTTGAGTGGATGGCTTCCAATGTCGTAGCTCACATGGATGCAAAAGAAAACATATATCCACGTAAAGAACAGCCTGAGAACAAGATTGACGGTATTGTGGCCTTAATCATGTGTCTGAAGCAGGCCATATTTATGAATGTATCTGTTGATTACCTATCAACGGGATCATCTGAGCCTTTAGTTTTAACTTTTTAAGGTGATTTATGAATTTTTTTAAATGGATTTTTAGGTCATCTGGGCCTACTGGTGATCATTCTGGATGGCAGAATTCAGAACCGATGATTTCAGTAACAACAAATTCACAGGTATTTTCATCAGAAAAGGCTGTCCAGATTCCTGTTGTCTGGGCTTGTGTTGATCTCCTTTCAAGAACTGTAGCATCGCTACCAATTGAGGTTTTTAAGGAAACCAATGGAGAGAAACAGCTTGATATTAAGTGTAATCTTCACAGTATCCTGACCGTATCACCTAATTTTATGATGACTCCTTATGAGTTTTTTCAGACTATGGTGATGCACTGGTGTTTACGAGGAAATGCCTACGCTCAGATTGTAAGAAACGGTGATGGCAGTGTTAAGGCGCTGTATCCTCTGAATCCTGATCAGATGAATGTATTCATGGATGATAAAGGAACAGTTTCTTACCGTTACTATGATAAGAATAATCATTATGTTGACTATTCAACAGATGAAATTCTTCATTGGAAATGTATGGGTAACGGTATCAAGGGCTTATCCAAGCTTGAGTATATGTCTGCTTCTCTTACAGAGAATGCCGCTGCGCAGGAATCAGCTAATGATGTCTTTACTTCAAAGGGAAGAGTAAAAGGCATTCTGTCAACTCCAAATCTTCTCAATAAAAATCAGAAAGAGGAAATCAAGGTACAGTTCATGGAAATGGCTAAGGGCGGTATTCCTGTACTTCCTGCCTCTATGACTTTTCAGCAGTTGGCATTATCTCCTGCAGAAACGCAACTTCTTGAGACACGTAAATTTTCTGTTGAGGAAATCTGCAGATGGTTCGGTGTTCCAAGCGCTCTGGTTAACTCAGACGGTGGCGCTCCTGGTTCCAACCTTGAGCAGGTAACTGCAAACTTCTACAAGGGAACAATACTTCCAATGTGTATTTCTCTTGAGCAGGCAATTATGAAGAGAGTTCCTTCTATTGCCGAGAAGTATGACCATTCAATCCGCTTCAAGCTGTCTTTCCTGAACCGAGCTTCCGACAAGGACCGTTCATCAATCAATGCTCAGGCTGTACAGAACGGCTGGAAGACCAGAAACGAAGTAAGACGAGAGGAAGGCTTACCTCCTGTTAAGGACGGTGATGCATTGACAGCACAGAATAATTTACAGCCATTAGCAATGTTGGGGAGCGCTAACGCTTCACAGACTCCTCAGACTCCATTAAGTACGAGGGAACAAAGACAATGAACGAAGAAATCAAGATGATCCAGTCAGAGTTAAAAGCTCTGGAGGGTGAGAAAGGATATGTGGAAGGTTATGCCTCTGTATTCAATTCGGTAGATTCTGTTGGAGACACCATTCATCCTGATGCTTATAAAAATATTCTTGAGAGTGGAGAACTCCCAAAGATGTTTTTTAATCATGATTCCTGGGGACTTCCAATTGGTAAATGGAATTCTATGGAAGTTGATGAGAAAGGTCTTCTGATAAAAGGTCAGCTGAATCTGGAACTGGATGAAGCCAAAGCTATTTACAGCTCACTGAAGTTTGGTTCACTTAACGGCTTATCAGTAAGACTTCAGTTCCGTAGAGCTGATGCGGAGAAGCAGGCAGATGGAACCCGTCTTATCAAGAACGTGGTAAGACTTCCAGAGGTATCCATTGTTTCAATGCCATGTGAGCAGAAAGCTACCTTAACCAACGTTAAAGATCTTTCTACTGTAAGAGATTTTGAGAATGCACTAAGAGATTTAGGCGCATCTCATAAAGAAGCTCTGACTTTAATCAGTCAGGCAAAGCGTTTATTTGGAACTCAGAGCGATTCTGACAACAAAGACAGCGCAAACAAAGAACTGGCCGAGCGCCTAAATCGTTTATCTCAAATTAAATTCAATTAATTTAAAAGGTGAATATTATGGATGAAAATAAGGATTTATTAAAAGCTTTAGATGTCATTGAAAAGAATATAGCTGATGTAAAGAAAGACTACGAAGCCAACAAAATTTCTCAGAAAGCTTTTGAAGATGAGCTGAAGAAGTTCGGTGAGGAGCAGGTAAAACTGTCTAAGCAGTTACAGGACCTTTCACAGAACATTGATGCTTCAAAGAAAGCTCTTGAGGATCAGCAGAATGCCTGCAAGTCTGTAGGTCAGAAGGCTGCTTCTCATGATCTAGTTAAGAGCTATCAGGCTGGCACTATTTCTTTTGATGTATCAACTAAGTCAGATACCATCAATACTTCTACTGCAGCAAACTCAATTTCTCGTAACACTATCTCTCCTGCATATCAGGGCAGAATGGTTACAAGACCAGAACAGCCTTTAAAGATTGAGGCTTTATTCCCTCATGTACCTGTATCTGTTGATGCAATTGAGTATGCAAAAGAGGGTTCTGTAACCGATGGTTCAAAGGTTACTGCAGAAGGCGCAAAGCTAGGCGAGACTTTAATTACCAAGCCATCTTTAGAGACCGCAAAGGTAGTAAATATCGGTGCTTATGCAATTGTTACCCATCAGCTGATTACTAATGAAGCAGCATTTGCCGCCTACATTGATGCAAAGATGCAGTACAAGCTTCAGCTGAATGTAGAAAACCAGTTAATCAATGGTAATGGTTCTTCTACTCAGTTAGGCGGTCTGCTGAAGAATGGTAACTATACCGATAAGACTGCAGAAGCTCGTGCCGGTTTACCTAAGACTAAGGCTACTCTCTTTGATTTAGCTCTGTTAATCAAGGCTGAGTTCGAGAAGCTTTTCGTTGCTCCAGAGTCTTATATCTTTAACCCAACAGACTGGACTCAGTTATGTATGATTAAAGATGAGCAGGGACACTATATTTTAGGCGGTCCTCAGTCTCTTGCAACCAAGTCTCTATGGGGCGTTCCAGTTGAGACTTCTCCATTTGTTCCAAGTGGTCAGTACATTCTGGGTAACTTTACTCTTGGTGCAACTATTTACGACCGTGAGCAGTTGAACTTCAGAGTATCAGATCAGGATGGCGAAAACTTCAAGTCAATGCTTTACACCTTACGTGTAAACCGCCGTTTAGGCTTCGCTGTTGAAGACCCTCTATCAATCTTTGCTGGTGATTTCTCTTTATCAGCATCTGAGAAGAGCGATTCAAAATAATCTGTAGGTAATAATGACTTCAAGGCCCCTTTAATTAGGGGCTTTTTTATGAGGTATTTCTAAAAATGATTTGGACTCAATCCAATCCTGTTGCCCCAGTTACTGTTGCTGAAGCAAAGGCTCATTTACGCATTGATGCTGATGATGAAGATACTCTAATTGCTGACTACATCATTACAGCTACTTCAATGGCAGAGCAGATCATGAATCGTGAAGTTATTTATAGAAATGACTCATTAGCTTTAGCTCAGGATTCATCAGGAGTTCCACAGGCAGTTAAACAGTTTGTGTTATGTCTGACAGGTGACTACTTTGCACATCGTGAACTTACAGACAAGACAGGCTATGCAAAGTTTTTTCAGCATCTGTTAGATCCGTGGATTTTGTACAACCGTATTGATGAAGAGGACCAAGCATAATGTCTTTATCAATTCCTCCAGCAGGAGAACTTACAAGACGAATCACACTGTTTAAACGTGTGGATTTGCCTTCCGCAGAGCTTGGTGCTTATTCAAGTGATACGGTAATCGGTTCTTTCTGGGCAAAGATTGAACCTGTAGGCGGTATGTATTTCATGCAGGGCCTACAGCAGAATCAGACAATTACTCACAGGGTGTGGCTGCGCTGGATTAAAGGCAAGACTGATGAACATTCGCTAACTCATGGAGTGATGCTTAAGTGTCAGGGTATTGTCTATGAAATCATTCGTGTGATGGATGCTGACAATACTCGCAGATTCACAGTGCTAGAGGTTCAGGAACTCGGTGAGAATGTTGCCGAGTTAGGCACTTCACTTCTTGGAGATGTACTGAATGGCTGATATTGGAGTTCCGATTTCTGTCACAGCTAAGATGCCTGATCACTTTCTGGATAGGGCAATTTTAGATACTGAAGACAGTAATGTGATTATGTCAGCACTGGTTGGTGCTGCTAAAGATATCAGACTTCTCGCTCGCAGAAAAATGAACAGCAGGGAGTCTGGTACTTATCCTACAAGACGTACCGGCCTCATGATGAGGAATGTACGAGTCAAGAAATCCAAGCCTCAGAAGAAAGGAACCTTCTGGGCAAGGGTTCAGATTGATTCCTTTAAAGATAAGTTCTGGTATCCGGCTCCTCTTTTTTATGGCTCACAGGTTCGCAATATTCAGGCATACCGTTCACCAATTCTTGATGCAGGTAGTGAGCTTGGAGAGCGTAATGCAAGAGAAGTTCAGAATGCGATAGATAAGGTTGTACAGGGGTGGTTCGGCAGATGAAAGTAAACAGCACAATTCAGGCAATCCGTGAACGCTGTCCGAGCTTTAACGGTCGTGTCTACGGTATGGCAAGCTTCGCACTGATGACACCGGATGCGGTTAAGGGCTTAAAGCCTGAACAGCTTCCAGCGTGTTACGTTCTTTGCAAGGACGAAACCGCCGAGACAGAACAGCGTTCAGAGAACTCTTACTATCAGATGATTACAGCGACTGTAGCAATCATCTGTCTGGTATCGAATCAGACTGTAGATGGTGAGTCCGTCAGCACAGACAATCGTGGTCAGGTGGCAGCAGAACGACTTGAGGATTTAAAGCAGGAACTGTTTAAAGCTCTGCTTTCATGGTCCCCAACAGATGATCCGCTGGCTATTTATTCTTATGACCGCTTCGATGTTCTAAGAATCACTCCGGCTGTATCAGTCTTTGAACTGGATTTAATCTGCACCTATGAGATTGAGGATAACAGCACAAGACAGCCAGACCAGCTCGAAGAGGATTTGGGCAGATTTGAAAAATTAGATCAACAGGTGATTGTTAAGGATGATGAGGACTCTGAAAAGCAGATAAAGATTCATTCTCAAATCACAGATTTATGGTAAATCAGGAGATAGAAAATGGCAGTTTCATTTAATGAAATCCCTTCTAATATCAGAGTTCCTCTGTTCTATGCAGAGGTCGACAACAGTATGGCAAATACCGCCACTGCTGAGAAGAAATCACTGCTTATCGGTCAGATGATTTCTTCAGGTGCAGCAGTTGCAGGTGAGCCTCGTTTAATTACTTCTGTTGCTCAGGCAAAAGAGCTGTTTGGTCGCGGTTCTCCACTGGCTTTAATGGTTGAAGCCTTCCGCAATCAGAACTCAGCAGGTGTCCTCTGGTGTCTGCCAATGGATATTGATGAGGCAGTTCAGGCAACCGGCACAATCACCGTAGAGGGTACTGCAAGTGCTTCTGGTACCATCGCTCTATACATTGGTGGTGTTAAGGTCCCTGTAGTCGTAGCTTCAGGCAAGACTGATGCTGATATCGCGACCTTAATCAAGACCGCTGTCAATGCTAAGGCTGACCTCCCAGTTACCGCAAATGCTGCAGATGAGGTTGTAACTTTAACAGCCAAGGCAGGTGGTACTTCAGGAAACGATATTAAGGTTCAGTTAAATCTGCAGTCTGCTATAGGTGGTGAAGAGGACGTTGCCGGTATCAAATTGACCTTTACTCCAATGGCAAACGGTGCAGGTGAGATTGATTACGCTGCCGCATTTGCTAACGTTGAGACTGAAACCTATTTATTCATTGGTGTTCAGGGTAACTCATCAACAATTCTTGATGCAGTTAAGAATGAGATGAACGACTCAACCGGTCGCTGGGCTTATAACCGTATGCAGTACGGCCACGTAATGACCACCCAGAGAGGAACTTCAGAGGCTCTGGTAAACTTTGGTAAGACACGTAATGATCAGCACGTATCATTATTCGGTATTGAACCTGAGTTCCCTGCACCTGATTATGTAGTAACCGGAGCTCTGTTAGGCAGAACCGCTACCTACATCACCAATGATCCTGCAAGACCTCTGCAGACAGGGCCTTTAAACGGTCTAATGGCTGCTCCAATCAAATCACGTTTCGGATTTGCTGATCAGCAGGCACTGTTATCAAACGGTATTGCAACTCTATACGTTCAGTCAGGTACCGTAATGATTCAGCGTGAAATCACTACTTATCAGAAGAACAAGTTTGGGGATGCTGATAACTCATACCTGGATGCAACTACTCTGTTCACTCTGGCTGAGATTATCACCACTCTTAAGACAGCAATTACATCAAAGTATGCACGTCATAAGCTTGCAAACGATGGAACTCGTTTCGGTGCAGGTCAGGCAATTGTTACTCCTAGCGTAATCCGTTCAGAGCTGATTGCCCAGTATGCAGCATTAGAGACTAAGGGCTTGGTTGAGAACGCGGATCTGTTTGCCAAGTATCTTGTTGTAGAACGTGATGCAGATGATCCAAACCGCATCAACGTATTATTACCACCTGATTTGGTAAATCAGCTACGTATCTTTGCTCTGTTAGCTCAATTCAGACTTCAGTATTCAGCTCAGGATTAAGGGAGATTAAAAAATGGCAAGAATCGCAGGTACTTGTTATATCAAGGTTGACGGCGAGCAGTTGATTGTTGAGGGAAGTGTTCAGTTCCCTTTACTGAATGTTAACCGTGAGACCAAGATGGGCTCAACCGGTGTAGCTGGTTATTCAGAAACAGATGTTGTTCCATCACTTACACTAAGCGCCTTTGTACCAAAGGACTTCCCTCTTGAGAAGTTAAAGCAGGATAACCTTACTGTTACCGCAGAATGCGCTAACGGCATGGTTTATACCCTGCAGGGAGCTTATCTGGTTGGAGAAGCCAACTACAATCCATCAGACGGTAATGTAACTCTGACCTTCAATGGTGAGAAACATTTCCTTCAGCAGTAGTTTTAACCTGAAGTAATCGTGGGGATGTTTTTACATCCCCCTTTTTTTATGGAGAGCGAGTAAAAATGGAAGAATTATCTTTAAAACTAAGTGAACCAATCAAGCACGTAGATGAAGAAATCAAAGTACTGAAATTCCGCTGCCCAACTGCTGATGATGCATGCAAATTGGGTTATCCATCAGTATTTGGTAACGAAGGACTTCCTGTATTTAATGCAAAAGTGGTTTATGCATATTTATCTGAGCTTACAGCTCTTCCTCCTTCTGTTGTTAAGAAAATAGCGCTTCCTGATGTAGAAAAGTTTAAGTATTTTTTGTCAACTTTTTTTACAGGTTCCAAAAAGGAGGCTGTAGCACTCCTGAACAGATTCTGAATCTAGTTTATAACCTCGCTTATAACTGGCATTTAAATCCGTTTGAACTGTGTAAAAGACCGCTTACTGATGTTATTGAGCTCGCTCTACAGAACGAGCGTATCAATCGTGAACTTGAAGAGAGAAGAAAGGCCTAAAGATGACTACCAGAACACAGAAAACAAAAGTCGTTATTTCTGCAAAGGATGAGGCATCCGCAGAGCTAAAAAAGATACAGAAGAATTTTAAATATTTTTCTAAATCTGCCTCGCATTTAGGAAGTGAGCTAAAAAAGCTTGGTGCAATTACATCTCTTCCTATTGCCGGAGCTATAGCTTCTGCAGGGGGAATAGTAAAAAATGCCGTATCTTCTATGGTTGATTATGGCAGTGCTGTAGACAATACCAGTAAAAATCTGAGTATTGCTTCTGATTCTCTACAGGCCTTCCGTTATGCTGCAGAACAGTCAGGATCATCTGCATCTGAAATGGACGGTGCAATTGCTATGCTCAATAAGAACATGGCAAACGCAGTGCAGGGCAAGAATAAAGACTTAGTTGCTCTCATGAACCATTTAGGCATCAGTATGAAAGATGCCAATGGCAACATGAAGGATGCAGCATCCTTAATGCCTGAAGTTGCTGATGCGATTTCACGTCAGACTGATGCAACCCAGAGAGCTTATATTGCAACTCAGTTCTTTGGTCGTTCCGGACAGGGGCTGATAAAGACCTTAAAGGACGGTTCCGCTGGTCTTGAGGCTCAGCGAAAGGAAGCGGAAAAATTTGGAATTGTCATGTCAAAGGAAGCTGTGGAAGCAGCAACCCTGTTTGGTGATTCCATGACCAGAACCAAATACGCAATACAGGGCGTTCAGAACAGTATCGGTGAGAAGCTGTTGCCTACACTTCAGCCAATGCTTGACGATATGAATGACTGGATAGCAGAAAACAGAGAATGGTTTGCTACAGCAATTACAGATGGTGTCAAGGATTTAGCAGAGTCTTTAAAAGATCTAGATATTAAATCCGTTGTCAATGGCTTTGTAGGTCTTGTTAAAACTTCACTCAATCTGTTTAACGCCCTGGGCGGTTTAAAAACTATCGGTATAGCCATAGCCTCTATATATGGATTGAAAGTCGTTGGAAGCATTATCTCTACAGGCTCGGCAATAATCGGTCTAGGTAAGGCTTTAATTCCATTGCTCCCTGCTTTGGGAGGAGCTACGGCTGCAGTGTGGAGCTTTACTGCAGCTCTGCTTGCTAATCCGATTACATGGGTGGTTGCAGGAGTGGCAGCACTGGCAGGAGCAGTATATCTCATCTATAAGAACTGGGAACCAATCTCAGATTTCTTCAAG